GGGCTTGCCGGCTCTCTTTTTTGTTCTGCCATTTCTAATAAATATCCTATTGGGGTTAGTTTGGACTATTTATATGGCATACACGAAGGAGACTATGAAAGGTCTCTACAAAATACAATATCCTAAGAAGTATTTAGGTGATCCTAGTAGAATTATATATCGTTCTAGCTGGGAACTAAAGTTCATGAAATGGTGCGATAGTAATCCCAACATATTAGAATGGGGTTCAGAAGAACTTGCTATTCCTTATTTGTCGCCAAAAGACAATAGGGTTCATCGTTACTTCGTGGATTTCTACATTAAGGTAAAAGAAAACTCAGGTGATGTTAAGAAATACTTAATAGAAATCAAACCTGCAAAGTTCGTTAGAGAACCAAAAATTCCAAAAAGAAAAACTAAACAATTTCTTAATGAGGTTATTACTTGGGGAGTAAATCAAGCCAAATGGAAATATGCAACTGAATTTTGTAAAGATAATGGATGGGAATTTCTTATATTAACCGAGAAAGAACTTGGAATTAAAGCATAAATATAGACTAAGGAGATTAAATGATGGCTAAAGCAGCAGGAAATTCAAAGACAGTATTTGCGCCTCGCCGCAAGGGTGTGAAACTAAGCACGATGAACAAGCATAAGCGCCGCAATTTTAAAAAGTATAGAGGTCAGGGCCGTTAATGCCATCAAATAACGCCTTTCAGAAACTTCGTGCGCAAGTAGGAGATGGACAGAAGTCCATTGACTGGTATATGCGCAATGTCAGAGGCTTAGTTGGTGCAAGAGTTTCTGGAAACACAGTGATGCAATCTGATATCGGCAGTCTTACTAGTAAAGTAGAGATTGGCGCGATGTATATGTATTTCTATGATCCAAAGTTAAAAGCCCAACTTCCTTTCTATGATACCTTTCCCTTGGTATTGCCGTTCGGTCCAGCTAAAGGCGGCTTCTATGGTATTAACGTTCACTATTTGCCTTACCTGTTAAGAGCAAAAGTTTTGGGTGAATTGATGAACTTTGCGGATTCCAAGACGCTTACCCCAACCAGCAAAATGCGCTTGTCATATAATCTTTTAAATAGTCTACAAACAGCAGCCGAAATTAAACCTTGCATCAAACATTATTTGACCACGCATGTAAGGTCGCAATTCATGAAAATTAATCCTGCCGATTGGAAGGCAGCGATATTCTTACCAGTTGAAGCGTTTGTTGGTGCAACTAAAGAATCCGTTTTCAGAGATACTAGGAGCAAGATTTAATGGAGCAAGCACACAATAGCTTGGCAAATTTCCGCGCGGAGACGAGAAAAAGAGATTTTGCTCGTTCGCATAGATTTGAGGTACAAATAATTCCTCCGCAAAATTTAATGGGCGACGATGGTAAAAGAGTGCCAGGCGGACAAAGAATGGCCACACACTTAACATCTGCCGGTCGTTCAGCCAATCATCTGTCTCTATTTGTAGAAGATGCTATGATTCCAGGGATACTCCTTGGAACTAGACCAGTTAGAATCAACAATTTAAATGAACAACGTGCCAGCGCCATTGATTTTGGTGGGGACTCAATTACCTTTACGTTTTTAGTTGATGCGACATGGGCAGCAAAAGACTTTTTCGGAGATTGGATGCGCGGAATTATCAATAAGAGAACCCGTGAAATTGCTTTCCCGAACAAATATTATGGAGGCATGATAGTAACTGCCTTGAATAATAAAGATGAAGTCGTTGCCAAATGGGAAATAGAAGATGTATTTCCAAGATCGATTGCACCCATTCAAATGTCTAATAGTAACACACAGCCTATTAGATTACCAGTGACATTTACATATAAAAGATGGTTTGTAATACCAGTTTAATTAATGAAGGACTAAATTATGCCGTTGCCAACTATGACTACTCCGACTTTCAGAGTAAAGTTGCATTCTTTATCAAATGAAATTGAGTTTCGCCCCTTTCTCGTAAAAGAGGAAAAGATACTTATCTTGGCTCAAGAATCCAACGAGCCAAAAGAGATGATAAAGGCTATGCAAGATATTGTTACATCTTGCTCTAATGGAAATGTGCAGGGCAGAGACTTGCCGTTTTTTGATCTACAGTATGCATTTATTCAATTACGCTCCCAGTCTATTGGCAGTGTCACTGATTTCGTTTTGATTTGCGGTGAATGTGGACACAAGACTGAGACTACATTAGATTTGAATTCGTTGACAATCGATTTTCCCGAAAATCATACGAATAAGATAATGCTATCAGATGCCGTTGGCGTGATTATGAAATATCCAAAGGCAGAAATTTTGGTCGATGATGAAACTCCGGCATTCGATCTTGTCGTAGCGTGTATAGATAAAATCTTCGACCAAGACGAAATCTACAACGCAGAGGATGAAGGTCCAGAAGAAGTAGAAAAGTTTATTAACAGTCTTTCGACACAGCAGTTTGAAAAGATAGTAGAATTTTTCCAGACTTCACCAAGACTTGAAAAGACAATTGATTATACATGTGTTAAATGCGAAACAGAAAATACGGTATTAATAGACGGTGTAGAAAATTTTTTCGAATAACCCTTTCTCATGATAATTTGATGAATCATTATAAGACAAACTTTATTTTAATGCAAGAACACAAATACAGTCTGTCAGAACTTGAAAATATGATGCCATGGGAAAGGGAAGTTTACATTGGATTGTTGATGACTCACTTGAAGAAAAAAGCAGAACAGAACCAACAGGATTATTAAGAAATGGCCAGTAACTTACAAGGACTATCAGATAGACTACAGACTGCCCCCAATAATGGGCCAGATCCTGTTGTCGACCGTCTGGATGAGGTTATAGGTCAAGCAAAAGACATCAAAAAATTATTGAGTTCGTCTGGTTCCGGTGCGGGGAAAGAAACTCAGTTAGAAAAGATTAAGGAAACTACAAATCCTTTGTCAGTGACTACCGTTGATGGCGAAAAAGCGGCCAAGATTTTGTCCGCTGCCACAGAAAACATAAGCAAAGACTTAGAGCAGTATACAGACGAAGAGCGTAAAATGCTGACCGAACTTGTCAAAGAAATTGGCAAGTTGACCGAAAAGAACTTAGAAGGATTCAATAAAGGTATCAAAGAGGTGCTTGCTCTAGCTAAAAAGGGGCAAGCCGTTGCACAGGCTTCAGGTAATACAGACGCCGCAACTAGATTTGCGAATGCCGGAAAGGCAGCTAAAGAGCAATATTTTCAAGCGAATGATATGGGTCTTAAAGGAAAAGAAGACACATTTAGAAATCGCTTGAAGCGTGCCGTTAGTGGCAAAGACACAACAACGGGTACTGCAATTCCAAAAGGATTTGTAAAAACTCAACTTGAAGGCGCAAAAAGAGTCTTCACCGGAAAGCCGGGCGATCTCAGATATGACCTTTTCACTTCCGATAAAAAGAAGAGAACCGAAGCTAGAGACAGTATGGGCGTGGCCCAAGAAGCGGAAAAATTAACTGATCTGACTACAGAACAGAAGAAACTACTGGCCGATAGAGGAATAGCGCCTGCTTCTGAAAAAGATATATCATATCGTAGAGAGGGGAAACCGGTATCAAAAGATACTATCAATCAAGAACTTCAAAAAGATTATGATGAGAAAAAGGGCGCATCGGTTATTCTACCTGATAAGCCAACCACAGGAGCAGTAGCGGCTGGTATAGAATCTAATGTAGCACAGCCAACTAGCGAACTGCAAGAAGATGCGGCTGGAATGTCAGAGAGCCCGGTTGTAGATGCTATCCAAGAAAATACGAAAAAGCTAGACGAAATATCTGATACATTCAAAGAAGCAAATGAATTATTCTCTGCAATAAAAGACACAATAGAAAAGATTGCTCAATCGCTTGAGAGTTCTGGTGGTTCAGACGGATCAGGTGGCGGTGGTGGGGGAATCGATATCGATTTGCCTAGTCGCAGAAATCGTGGCGGAAATATTCCTGGTGCGCCGGATGGAAGCAAGCAGTCAAAATCAGAAAGAGCTAGAAGTCAACCGAGAGACGCCAAGGGTAGATTTGTCAAGAAAACCCCCGATGTTCCAGCTGGTAGAAAATTCGGTAAAGGAAAAGGTATACTTGGCGCCCTAGCCGTTGGCGCCGGTGCTATCGGCATGGGTTCAATGATTGCTGGTAACGATAATGATGGCGGTGAAAACTTAGCTGGAAATAATGCCACAAACATGGCAGCGAACACCGCAATGACGGCGGCCGAACTTGCACCCACAGCAAAGACGGCTGAAAAGGGTGCGGTTAAAGCAGGCGAGAAAGTTGCTGCTAAGGGTGCAGCGAAAGTAGGTACAAAAGCTGCCTCCAAGGGAGTAGCAAAAGTTGGTGCAAAAGCACTTGGCAAATCACTACTAAAGAAAATACCAGGAGTGGGTCTAATAGCCGGTGGAGTATTTGCTGCTCAAAGAGCTATGTCAGGCGACTTCGCCGGTGCAGGACTAGAGTTAGCATCTGGAGCAGCCGGAACTATTCCTGGTGTGGGAACAGCCGCCTCTGTTGGATTAGATGCTGCACTGGCTGCTAGAGATATGGGAGCACTGGGCGGTACACCAGAAACACGTGCCGCAGAAGCCGCACAAAGTGGGCAAGCACCAAAGGCGGCAACACAACCAAAACAAACAGCTAAAGTCCAGGGTAAGCCAGGCGGTGGCATATTCAGTAAAGCAGCTGGATTTATGAAAAGAAATCCACTAATGACTGCGGCTGGTTTAGGTGGAGTCGGCCTTGCCGCTGTTGGTGCAAAGAAGGCTTACGATTACATGAGCGGTGGCGGAGAAGAAGCTAAAGTTCAATCAGGACAAAATCCTGATAGCGGCATCTTAGAAAAGGGTTCAGAACAAGCTAAAGACCAGATGAAAGTGAATGTTCCTCCTCCAACAATCATCAATCAAGGTGGCGGAGGGGGCGGTGCATCCGAAAGCTCCTCTGTACCAAATACTAAAACTTATGTTAGAGATGATGAGAGTAGTTGGATGAGATTTGCTCTAAAACGAGCAATGGCATAAAAAAGGGGCGCTTAGAGCGCCCCTTTCTCTTTTAGTCGTCCGCAAGACTTGCGAAGTAACTCATATTATCATCACTCTTTTCATCATTCCAAGGTGGAGTTTCTTCGGTTGCCTTAGCAGCCGTCTTCATCTTGGTTTCAACGAAGAGTTCATCTTCTGCATCAAGCGGATTTACCTTCTCTGCGGTGGGCACACGGGTACCACTACCTAGAACAGTATTCAGCTTGGCTTTGAGTTCGTCATAAGACTTGAAGTTCGAAGGATCGAGAAAGGCAGCAAGTGAATGCGTCTGCTTCCAGACTGCTTCCAGCTTATCCTCATTTTCATCAAGTGGCGTATTACCATCAAATTCTGACTTATCGTAGTTACGATAGCCTTCTACCTGACGAATACGGAGCTTGAAGTTAGCGCCTTCCCAAAGATCAAACGGATTAACCGGCTTTTCATCTTCAAAGGTAGGCTGCATTACGTCCTTGATCTTGTCAAAAATCTTCTTACCAAACTTATAGAGAAAGACCTTACCCTCGTTTTCAGGATTAGCGGGATCCTTGATCACAAGAACGTTAGAGATATACGACAAGCGGCGCTTCTGCTTACGAGCGATTTCCTTGTTGGCTTCGACACCCGAATTCCAGAGTTCTGAATTGAGTTCGCCAAGAGGGTCTGGCTTGTTAATAGTGGTCAACGAATTTTCGATATACCACTTACCAGTCGGGCCCTGGAAGCCGTGATCATACACACGAACCCAAGGAAGTTCTTCGCCTGGAGGAGCAGGAAGAAAACGAAGAACAGCCTGACCATTGCCAGCCTTATCTACAGAAGGCTTCCAGAGGCGATCATCGTCGCCGCGCTTTTCGTTTGTGGGATTTGCAATCTTTTCGACTTCTTTCATAAGTGAGTCGAAGTTGCCACGGTTCTTACGGAGTTCCGAGAGAGAATTAAAAGACATATTTGTATTCCTTATTTTGCGCTGTATTGCGTTGTATTGCGTTAATATTTGCGTTGTGTATCATAATCATCGTAGTCGTCAAAATCTTCTTCTTGACTACCAGAGTATTTATACGGGTTTTTGCGGTGCTTGTTGGATTTGTCCACACCTTTACGAACTTCTTTGACACGAGGTTCGTAATCGAAGTCTCTACGCTTAGAATGACTCATTTAATAGACCACTTGGCCTTTCTCCTTGATCCATAGTTGAGAGAATTTGTCTTTGTCAAACTTAACAAAGACACGATACTTTGTTATCAAACGAGATACATCTTTCCATATAAAATCATTTGCTAACACAGTATTATTACTATACACAAAATTGAACAATTTGTCAAGAATAATTAGGGTTTCAAGACTAATTTTTTTACCAAGGTATAGTTTTAATGCTAAGGGATGTTGACCATCACTAATCAATGGATCAACATTTACTTTTTCAGCCTCTAATATCAGAGTAGAGATGTCTTGTGTGAACAGATATGTCAACTTCTCTTTTCTAGCCTTCCAGTCCCGATACACGTTATCGCTTTCGGCATCGAAAAGACCGTTATGTCCATTGACAAAGTTAGCAACGAAATAATCTACCATCTCAGTAAAGGTAAATCGTTTGGCTAACTTGCGAAACAACAGAACATCCTTACGTTTAAGGAATGTTTCTCTCTTACATCTAACGCCCGATTTCGTTTTTGTGATATCGTAATCATCAGAAGTAAAATGAAGTTTGAGTGACATGTAGACACGATAAACTTCGAAAGAATCCATTAGAAGGGTAGCTTTCCATCCTTGCGCTTCAACATATTTAGTTCTTCTGCTTCCGCACGAATCTTTTCTTTGAGTGAAGTAGTTAACAGAACAGATGCTGATTCCATTTCTATATCATTCTTTACGCAATAATCAACTAGCAAGTCCATACACTGTAGACCTGTTGTCGATGCTTGCTTCTCAATAAATTGAGAAAACTCAGTAGAAGTTCTAAACTTCTTCGTAATCAGAAATTCGTTGCTGACTTCATCTACCACTTGAAAATCCTCGACCATAAAATTGTGTTCCACTCATTTCATTTTTATCAAAAAGATACCAACAAGCATTGTCCTTGCCAGTAAACTTACTATCTTCAATCCACTTTACTCTACCTATGGCCACAACCTTACTACAATATTGTAGATAGGGTATTGCTTGTTTAGTATGCATCCAATCAGCATCAAAGAGAAGCCACGTAGGACGAATACTAGCAAACCTATCAATCAATGGATGTAGTATCCATCTAGACCAAGGGGGATTAGTTATAATATACTCGGTATTTGCGGGAATGTCAACAGTTAATGCATCATATTTTTCAATAAAAGTGTCTTTGGGATCGAGATCAGAAACCAAAGTAGCTACTGCATTACTGTCTGTTAAGGTGTCGATATGCCTACAGAGTCTACCGTCGCCGGCACAAGGCTCAGCGAAGGTAAACTCCGAGGGAAGAAAGGGTAAGAGAGGCTTTACTGCATCCAACGGAGTCGGATAGAAGTCGTTCTTACGATGTTCAA